GTCCAAGAAGGGTTGTGGTGGTCAAGAATTGCCAGTGTGGTGGAAGCATGGCTCGGGCCAGAACTATGGATGCCCAGGGTACTTAAGCCTGATGCAACCTCGGGTCGCCATTCGATGTTCTTAATGAACTCAAATGCTAAATTCGTGTCAGTGCTGTAAACACCACGCCAAGCGAAACCGAAGAGTGTAGGCGGGACTACCCGGGAAACCTCTGCTTCCGTGGTGTTATACCCGCCAATGACCCCAATGTTCACACATTGGTCCTCCCCTCCTCTGAAAATGTCAGATCCGGTGGTTGGCCGCCACACGTTTTCAAATGTGTCAAGCCCAATCCTCCGAACATCGTTTGATGACCTGAACCACTCATCAACAGAAGGAACAGTGTCACCGCCAGCCCCACGTAACAAGTTGGCAATGCTGGAGTTGTCTATAAATGCAACTTGGCCAGCACTATTTGTCAACCTGCCAAAGTAGGTCATCTTCATACATGCACTCATAGTACGTGCATCACGGGCCGTGTCGCCACTCAACAGAGCATGCGCAGGATCCATAATGCTAAATCCACCGCCCCCCGCAGACCAATCATTACCAGACGCGAAAGGTATGGTTGCTGTGTTGGTGGGGACGTCTGAGGAATTGTCGGAGCAGAAACATAAAATATTACCACCTCCGCTTTGTGTACCACTATTAGAGAAATCGGGGGCCCAAAGTACAAACCCGTTGGCACCACTAGTCCCTGCGGAGTTATTAGTGGATGCCTTGAGGCGTGCTAGGAGGCCCTGAGTTGATCCATAGAGTCCAGGGTGAAGTTCCGCATTACACGGATCAGCAACAAGTGAGAGATAAGGAGACAAGGCCTTCAGAGCTGATGTCTGTCGAGGCCTCCCCTTACGGTTACGTCGGCGTCTAGGTGCCCTACGTGATTTAGAAGCGTTTTTCTTACCGTTTGTCATTTTTATTTGATTTTTGTTTATTTAAATCGAGTCTCTTCGAAAGTGTCAAGGAATAGTCTTTCGCAGCGTAGGGAGTATGACGGTCGCAATCCACCGTAGAACTCCTCAAGCGCGATTTGGCGCTGTGGATCAATCCCAAAGGCCCGAAAGAAGGAGAGCCTTGCTTCATCTGAAACATAACTCTGCTTTGCTTTCAAACCCTTTGACATCCGGACCATCCCCGAATGTTGGTCGATACGGCTTTCCTTGAAACCGGTGGTCCCCCTGCCAAGCATGTCATAAAATGCTTGTAACACTGGTAGACCAGAAGCCAAGGCTGTGCCGCAATGAGCCTTCGCAGCACGAAGCTCATCCCACATTGCCACGTTAGGTACGGGCTTCACAGTCATTCCATCCCTTGTCATGCTGTCCAAGGGTTCTCTGACCATCCGCCACTTCTCTCCATCAAAAACAGGTTGCATTCGGCAAAATATAATGCCCTCAATGGTTTCAGAGGTTCCTTCGACTTTAATGTTAAAGCCGTAATCCTTGGCGACTTCCTTCAGGTGGGGCTCAATCAAAGCCCAATCACCCGATTCACATATAATGTTAGTGTCATCACCAGCGGAAAATAACTCTCTTTTAATACCTGCTCGCGCGCAGGCATCGTCAACCATGGCACACATTGTGAGAACACCAAAGAGCGATGTGAAGACGACCCCATCAGATAGGGTGCCCGTCACCTTGCCTCTAAGTGCTCCATCACGTGCTTTTGCAATCCAACGAACAGTTCTCGCCCTGTTCATCTGTTTTCGAAGATCAATACCTTCATCTGTCAGTTCACCCGGGACTGAGACCAGAAAGTCAGTGATCGCATCATGAATTCCGACGGAAACATGTTGCGAAAATCTGCTGCAGTCTAACTGCACGCAAATCGGATCATCAAACTGATCCCACTTCTCTTTGATCATCTCACCGATCTGAACGACATTCA